CTGGCGCCATTCTTCACGCGCAGGGACAAAGTACTGCCGATCGACATACCAGTGACGTCGAGCGATGCACTGACGCCACCGGCTACGGGGGCCGCCCTAGTCCCGCCCGGCGCCACCAGCGCCAGTGGGAACAGGCTCTTTACTTCCTTGGTCTGCGCCATCTACTTTTCCGTCCCGTCAGGGTTGTACATTGCAAGCGCTACCTGTTCCTGCGTGACGATGACGGGCTGCAGGGCCAGCGCTGCGAGGGTGTCGCCCTGCGCTTTGGTCAGCACCTCGCCGTCGACCAGCTGCACAATCATGCGCTGGGTGTAGGGATCATTGATGTCCAGGCCGGCCTCTTGGCCAAGGAAACGCAGGGCCCAGGCCACGGCCGGGTTACTGCTGGCGCCGTCCAGTGCCTGCAGGATGGCCACGCCATCGGCGCAGTTGGCCATGATGGCGCGCGCGGTCACGAACCGCGGCTGCGGCGTTCGCAGACCTTCGGCGTTCAGCGCTACGGCCAGCGCGGTGATGTCGCGCGCAGCGCGCAGCCCGACCAGGTCGGGGCGTGCGAGGATTCGGCTGCGGATGTCCATCACTGTGGCTGGTTGCTGGTGTAGCTCAGCGGCGGGAAATTGATCCCGTTACCGGACGTAACCGGCATGTCGGTACTTTCGTCGGTCACGTACAGGACGCGCTGGGTGGTGGTATCGACCCAGGCGAAGCCGAGGTCAGCACCCACAACGGTAGCGGTGGCCGTGCTGCTCTTGGCGGCACTAGTCACACGGCGGTTGCCATCGCCGACTGTCGACAACGCGAAGTCGGCCGGCGTCATGGCAGCCTCGGCCAGCTTGTTGCCCATGACGGTCGCGTAGCTATCACCTTTGGCGTAGGCCGAGATCAAGACGATGCGGTTGGTGTTGTTCTTCAGGGAAGCCGGGCCACCGTCGAGCGTGTCGGGGTGGGCCCATTTCTGGATGGTCATGCGTTATTCCTTCGTGGTGTTGGTTTGTTGTTCGGCGGTGGGTGTCGGCATATTGCCGCGTTGCAGGAACAGCATCGTGTCGAGGATGCCCAGCGACTTCAGCTTGTCGTAGTCGGACTTCCATTCGGCGAACACGACGTCCGGTTCGTAGCCACGCTGCCGGAGCTTTTCGCTTAGGGTCGACAGGCCGGCCGCGATCTCGGCCTGGTCCGCTTTCACGTCCTGCTCTGGATTGACGTAGTCCCACTTCGGTGGGCTGAAGTCGACGGCCATGTCGCGCCCGCGGATCTTGCCCGCGAGGTAAGCGGCCTCGACAAACGCTTCGTGAATTTTTTCCAGCAGCTTTGGCTTGAGCACCAGCCATTGCATCTGCTGCACCGCTCGGCGGAAGTCCAGGCCGCGCACGCGCGCGCTACTGAAGTTCACTCCGCTCATGTCGCCGGTCACCATCTCATATGGGACACCCAGGCCGGTGGCAATGATGTGCATCTGGTACTTCACATAATCGACGTAGCCTGGCGCCGCCTTCGGCTCTACGACGGTGAAGTTCATTCCCGAAGGCATGCCGAAGATGGCACCACCGCCGAGCTCGCCGAGATCGCGCACGCCGCCACCCTGCTCCGGCGCAGCGCCCCCGAGCGATGCCGGATTTTCCATGCCGGTAGTGTCGCCGCTGGCCAGCACGCTCAAGCGCGTCTCCAGGTTCTTGCGCGCCAGCTCCGCATCCTCGTACACCTGAAGGTCGCGCACGCGCGCGATCACGGGCGCAAAGCGGGTGAAACCGCGGCCCTGCCCGGGGCGCTCGGGGTTGTACAGATGAATGATGAACTGCGCTGCGACGCGCGTGCTTTGCGTCTTGCGGCCACGGAGCGTACCCACGTCACCGGGATGCTGATCCCACAAGTAGTAGGCCGCCACGGCGCCGAGAGCGTCGTATTCGATACCGTTGATGATCTGGTTTCCGCCGGCAGTCCCGTTACGCGAGTCGTCCAGCCAGTCGATTTCCAGCAGCTGCAGCTGCAGGGGAACTGGCAGGTTGTCGGCAGCGCGGCGTGGGCGCAGGCGCACCAGCACTTCACCGTCCTGCTCCATCGCGGCATAGGCCGCCTTCACCATGCCGAAATAATCGTAGCGCCCATCAGCGTCGCAGACCTTGCTCCAAAGCGCGAACAGCTTGTTGATGATGTCCTTGTCCTGGCCAGTGGCGCGCGGCACGATGCCAGTGCCGATGGTGGCCGAGCACAGGCCTTCGAGTGCGGCACGGCAGTATGGAACGTTCTGCACCAGGGCGCGCGCCTTGATACGCAGGGTCTTGGCATCGGCCTGATGGTCTGCATTCGCACTGGCACCGGCACGGCGCGGGCGCCAGGTATCACGCGGGCTTGCTGCCTCGTAGGCGCGCAGCTGCTTGCGGGCGAAGTGCCGGGCAATGCCGGCGTGCGGGTTGACCCAGCCGATAACCCGGTCGATCAGGTTCGCCATCAATCGCCCCTCGATGTAGTGAAGCCGAAGCGGAAGATGCTCGGCCCGCGGTTGCGGCCGGTGGCGTTGACCACCGTAGCGACGTGCTTGCGCGCTTCGATCAGGGCCGCGGTGGATTGATAGGTGATTTTGCGCCCGCCGAATTCCACCGACAGCGCGCCGGAAGCGATTGCGGTGTCGAGCGCGTCGAGGTCAGATTGAGTAAGGGCCATGCCGCCAAGGGTAGCGACATGGCCGTCTCAGTTCTCGGAAAAGTGAGACTGTTATTCAAGTGATTGGTCGCGCACCTCGGGCAGCCCAGCGACGTCATCTTCTGCTTGCTCAACAAGGGCTTCTGCTTCTTCAAATTTGGTCTGAGCATCAACTGGGCTCAGTCCATTCTCACCGCCTTTGCCATCGACCACACGCATTAGAATACTGACAGCTTGCCGCAAGCCAGGCCTAATCTCGTTACGAACTTGAGCGCGTTCCTCACCATATGGCACTTGATCGGGGTGTAAATCTTGGTCGCTATTGCTGTTGATAAACGCTTCATCCACTGCATCTGCACGCTCGTGCCATTCTTCCAACCGATCCTGCAAATTCCTAGCTTGCTGAAGCACAGCACCAACTTCGCCGCTATCCGGATAGGGCAACTCTTGATTCATAAAAAATCCTTTGTAGTTATCGCGTTATTAATATTTCATAACTAGCTTAATATTTCAAGGATTCTATTTATTCGCCCCTTGTTTAATTATTCGATAGACGGTGGCTCGACCAATGTTTAGGCGGCGAGCAACTTCGGTGGCATTACGTCCGTTGAATGCACTGAGCACTTCCTTCGCCAGCTGCTCACGCGCCGCCTGGGAACGTCGGGGAATGTAGATCTCGATCCCGCTGAATTCGCGCCGCACCTCCGCCTTCAGCTCGGCGGCCCGCCCCGCGAAGTCAGGGAACTCCGCTTGAATGAAAGCGAAGATGGCGTCGACCAGGTCGGGATTACCGAAGACCTCGTCCGCTACCACTGCCTGCCTACCGGCCGGCGCGGCATGCTCTGGGTCGACGTGGGTTTGGTGGGTGGCGTCCATGGTTCTGCTCTCGATTGTTCTGCTGGGATGGGTGCTGCTGTTGCGGTCGGCGCCGGCGCCGGTATGGGTTCGCCGCTGGACGCTTGCGGCTGTTCAAACAAGTCGGGGGTGTCGGGGTCGACGAAATCGCGCAGAGCCTTCCACTGCGCCGGCGTCTTCTTGTGCAGGCCCAGATACTGGGCACAGGCCAGGCCGTACACCATCAGGTCGCCCGCCTCGTTACGGTCGCTCTTCTTCTTTTCCCAGATGCGCACCTTGCGCCCGCGCTTGAATACGGTGACGCAGTACTCGGCGGTCAGCTGCTGGTAATACTCGGTTGGCAGGTCGCTCGGGAAGTGGATGGCGCCAGGGCCGCTGGTCAGGTGATAGCGCGCAGCCAGGTAATCCTTCGCCGTGTCGGTACCGATCAGCCACAGCTTGGCGCCATGCGGCATCACCTTACCCTGCCAGTTCACATCGACCAGCGAAGGCTTCGTGCCGAGGATCGGCTTGTTCGGCGTCGAATGACCCTTGATGGCGTAGATGTGGCGGTGCTGGCGGGTGCGCGTGAAGTTGTAAACGTCGTGCGTGTTGGCGCCACCCGAGTCGATCAGCGTCGCGGCGATCGACAGCATGCGGCCGCCGGCGTGACGGTACCGTCCCAGCAGCGCCTGGTCGAGCTTGTCCTGGGTGGCCTGATCGGATGGCGAACCCATGATCACCTGGTAATCGATCACCCACTCTTCCATGCCCTCGCCCCAGGCCAGCACCTTCAGCTCGAAGCGGTCCGGCTGCGTGTCGACGCTGCCAGTTAGCACCAGGCCAGCCTTCGGCACCGTGCCCATCTTGTAGTCCTCGGCGCGGGCCTGCAACTCGCCGGCCTTGGTCTGTTCTTTCTTGCGTTCCCAGCAGCGCGCGAGGCGCGTGTTGTAGAACGTGATCATCAGCTCCTCGCTGCCCTCATCGAGCTTTGCCCGGGCTGCGCGGTATTCGCGCAGCAAGGCAATCCAGGGCAGCCAGCCGTAGGGAGCGAACATCGCATTGATGGTGAAGCTGACAGTCTCGCCATCACCAGGCACGCCGGCTGACCACAGGCCGTTTGCGAACATGCGGTTCTTGTCGGTCTCGACCATGAAGGCGCCGCAGTCGACGCAGGGGTAGATGGCTTGGCCATCGTCGTCCTGTTGCAGGCGTTCGAACACCAGGGGCTGCGCGTGACCGCAATGCACGCACTCGGCCAGCGCCTCTTGCTGCGTGCCCTGCAGGTACAGCGATTCGATGATCGACTGGCCAGTGATCGTCGGCGAGCTGGGGAAGTAGCTCTTGCGGTTGCGCTCGAAGGTGGTCTGGCGCGCCTTGGCCAGCGCAACCGGATCGCCCTCGCCGTTGACGTTTGCCTCGGCGCGGTCGACCTCGTCGAACAGCACCCGCCGTGCCGGGATCTCGGAGAGGTTGGCGGCGGCGCCGGCGGTGACGATGTGCAGCGAGCCGCCGATGTATTCCTTTGTGTCGAGCGTATTGACCGAGTCGCGCGAACGTGGCGCCGCCACGCGCTCGCGCACTTCCGGTACCGCGGCGATGGTCTTGCTCACGCGCGCGCTTGTACGCTTGGCCAGCTTGCCAGTTGGCAGAATCCACAGGAAGTTCGCCGGTGACTGGTGCACCGTCGAACAGAACCAGTTCAGGCCCACCTGGGTCTTGAGCATTTGCGACGCGCCCATCAGCGCGACCGTCTTGCACGGATGCGTGTCCGACAGAGCCACCATCACCTCGCGCGCGTGCGGCGTCCGGCTGGTGCGGTACTTGCCCGCCTCGTTCGCGCCGGACTCTTTCGGGATGATCATGTAGCGGTCGGCCCAGGCATCGACCATCATGTTCGGGTCCGGCATCAGGCCGCGCGCAAACGCCGGGCCGACGACACCAGTTGCAGGAGCGAGGCCTATCATTCGATTGCGTCCTGGACCTGAACCGCCAGCTTCTCGTCGAACGTGTGCACCAGGCTTTCGAGCAGCGCGCGGTGCTCGCGGTCGATGATGGCCTCGCATGCATCGGCGCTGGCCAGCGGCGCCACGTCGGCAGCAATACGCCGTGCGCAATTCATCAAGCCGTCACGCAGTGCACGTGCCGCCTCGAACACGGCCGAGTCGACATCGCTCTTAACCAGGAACTGGCCAGCCAGCTCGGCCAGCTTGAACTCGGCGACCGTCGCCTCCGCCGCCTCCCGCCGGGCCCTGCTCGAATTGTAGCCCGGGATCTTGGCCGCTGGTTCCACACCTCCAGCACCTCCCGCACCCGCCGCGCTCGAAGGCGGCACCCCGTTTGCCAGGGGGTCAGGGCGGTTGCCATTCGCACGCTGGCGGGTGTTGCGGCGGTACAGGTGCGTCGCGTATTCCGTGTCGACCTTGCCATCGGTGACTGGGATCTCGCAACGCTTCACCGCATCGTATGCGGACTGGCGGGAAATCCCCAGCGACGTGGCCCACTCGGCAATGGTTGTCAGGTTCGGCATGTGTTTCGGTAGGTTGTCAGGATGTTTGTCAGGAAATGTTTTTGGGTTCCGCTAGTGCGGCGACGGGGCCTGAATTACCCTTGATGCCCCTACCCTGGGAAGAACCTAGACCGGGGGGGGGTGGGGGTAGATCAGGGCCGAGGGTTCGCGATCGCCTTGGCCATCTCGGCTTCGAAGTGCACCGGGAAGCGCTGGCTGACCGTTTCGCCTGCCACCTCGAAGAACCGCAGGCGCGCCTTGTACTGGGTCTGCTCGACGAACACAAGCACCGGGCGGATGGCCGTGCCGTGGCCGAAGCGCCGCTTCAGGTAGATGCCAGGTGGCAGACCCTTGTTGCCCTCGGGCAGAGCGAAGTAGGTCACGCCCTGCTTCGCGATGGTGTTGTTCGACCTGGTGCTGCCGGTGGCGCGTGACTCGTGGCCAGCGCTGCGCTGCACGCGCAGCTGCGACAGCATCTGCCTGATCTGGGTGCGCTTCATGTTTCCGTTGCCATCGATCTGGGCGCCAGCCGCCGGCACCGCGTACCAGCCCTGCTTCATCAGGCCCGCGCTCTGGAGCATGCGCTCCATCCCCTTGTGCCCGCGACCACCGCCGTATACGTTCGGCAGCAGGAAGCGGTCGGCAGGCGTGCCCTTGCCGGACGGGTTGTCCTTCACCCACAAGCGCGCCTCTTGCCGCTGCTTGGTGGCCACCTTCACGAACGTGCCGTTGAGCGCGTATGCAGTCGGGCGATCCAGGCTGCGCCGCTGCTCATCCTTGAAGGCGGCCTGGGCATCCTTGATCGAGCGCGTGAGCGACACCGCCGTGACGAACGGCGCCTGGCTGCCCAGTGCAGCGATACGGTCGGCGACCTCGGGGAAATTCGAACGAATGTTGATTTGCATGGCTGTCTTCTCTTTGCTTTACATGGGTTATCAGGCTAAGCCTCAACCCTTGTTATGTCGAAACCCGCATGGATACTGGCTCTTAACAGGGTTAACAGGGTTAACGTGGTATTGACTACACACACGAGGATTTATGAAGGCTTGGCGCTTTTGAATCGAATTCGTTACGTACGCGCGCTCGACCCCTGTTAACCCTGTTAACCCTGTAGAACCCGCATGGATACTGGCTTTCAGCGTTACAGCCGAGGCCGCTTGTACGTTAGCCCCTGTTATCGAATGGGCGTGCTTCATGCGGCACCCTTGATATCGGCCAGCTTGTAGAAGCGCTCGCACTGCTGGCTGAGCGTCTCGGGCGGCTTCTCAGGGTCCTCGGCCTGGGGCACGTGGAAGACAGTCAGCAGCCGCTTGGTGGCGCCACCGATGGTCACCCACTGGCGGTCCTTCTTCACGCGCTGGGCGATCAGCTCGGCGAACTTCGTGATGGTGAGCGCGCGGAACCCGAACTTGTTGCAGTAGCGGCCGTAGATCGTGTACAGGTGCTCGGACAGGCAGGAGCAGTACGGCACGCTCAAGTCGCCGGCCTGCCAGGCCAGGTAGAACGCTTCCCAGTCAGGCCGCCCGAAGTTGATCATGCGTTCCTTCGACGACGTCATAATCGGCTTGGTGTGCGGTGTGAAGCCATCCAGCGGGTAGTCGAGCAGGAACGCATAAAACGCCTCGCTGAGCCCATCCGTGAGCGCGACCTGAATCTGTGCCAGCAACAAGGGGTCGAGGGGATTGCGTGCCTCGACCACCTGGAAGCGCCGATCCTCGGGTTCGATCGGCACGGCCTGGAACTCGTTCGACAGCATCACCACGTTCATGTGGTTCGCCTCGGTGCGGTCGTCCTTGAACTTCTGGCTGATGGGCATATCGCGCCCGGTGATCATGTGTTTGATCAGGCCGAAGTGGCTGTACTTGTCCTGACGCGACAAGATCTCCTCGAACAGCACGAACAGCTTCTGCGACCGCCAGTGCGTGTACTGGGCCTCCAGCTGATGCTGGCCGCCGGTGGCGCCGTGCTCACCATAGATCGGCTTGACGATGCCCTCGAAGAACAGGCTCTTGCCGGTTCCCTGCTTCTCGCCGAAGAACAGCAGCGCCGTTTGCATCTTGGCACCCGGGTTTTGGAGCGGGTACGCCAGCCAGCACAACACCCAGTGCAGGATGTCGTCGCAGTTCGCCTCGCTGCTGCACAGGCTCTCAAGCAGGGCCACGGCCAGGCCGGCCTTGGCCGCATCCTTCTTCGGCTTGATCGGGAACCCCTCGAACATGTTGATGTGCGTGTCGAGGTCAACGCGCTGCGTCGGGTCGAAAACCAGCTTATCCAGATCGATCTCGCGATGCATCGGGTGGCCGATCCAGCGTGAGGCCAGGTCGGAGCCGCGGGCCAGGGCCATCGCGTCGTACGCGATGACGGTGCGCTTCTCGGCATCCCAGACGGTCTTGGTCCCGTACAGCAGCGTGTAGCGGTCCAGCATCATCACGATGTTGTCGGCGCCGGCGCCCGAGTCGTCGACGGCCACGCCGCGAATGGTCTTCGGCAGGTTGCGCGGGCTGATGGTGCGCCGCTCCGCATGCGCAGACCATGCTGCGGCGCCTTCCTTGCCGACCATATCGACAAAGGCCGCGCGCTTCATGCGCAGCTTGTTCAAGGCATCCCACACATCCGTCGAGCCCTGAACGAGCGAGCAGTGCGACAGCGCCCATTGCAGCGTGAAGATGCCGGTCATCACTGGCGCTTCGGACTGCAAGGGGGCCGGGGTAGTGCCAGTCTCGGCAGCAGGCGCCGGAGGGGTGCCGGGGAACTGGTCCCGCGTATCCACCGGGGCTGCGTCGTCGAAATAGTCCGGTACATCGTCGCCACTTACGGCCGCAGCTGCTTCGACCATGAGAGCGAGGGAGCGCGCGGCCAGCACCTGGTCGCGCACGACGGTCAGCGATTCAGCCAAGTACAGGTCATTGAAGTCCGACCACTTGTCGTCGACGCGGTCAACGAACACCGGCGATACGACGGAGGCGTTACCGACCACGCGCATAGCGGCCCGAGAGCGCGAGAGACCGGCATTCTCAAACTTGCGGATCGATACCTGACGGCCGGCGCGGATGTCGGCCTCGATATAGTCGGTACCGGTACTGTCTTTGCGCCAGGTGGCGCGCACGCGCACGATGTCGCCGCCCTTCGATTCGATCTCGTGATCGGCACCGTCGATAACGGGCACCCACTCCGCGTCGAAGTCTGTCAGCAGTGCCTCGACTAAGCGCGGCACGAGACGCATGTCGTCATCAGCCAAGAACAGCAGGTGCGCATCGGGGAAGTCGCGGCGCAGCTGCTGCGCTACTGCCATCAGGTTGCCAGCGTTGAAGGCGACCATTGCCGGGGTATCGAAGCCGGTGGCCATACGCACGGTCTCCACCGTGGCATAGCCTTCGCCGATTTCGATTAGCGGCGTATCAGCGCCGGCGGTACCGAGCAGGCAGCAGGCTCCGATCATGTCGGCGCCCATGCTGAACCGCTTTGAGCCGTCGGCTTCGATCCGCTGCAGCGCGGACAGCACGGCGCCACTGCGGCTGTATTTCCGGGCCGGCACCAGCAGCTGGCCGCTGGCCATGACGCGCGTTCCCTCACTGCCGACGCGCTTACGCTCGAGGTAGGGATGGGCGCCCTCTGTAGCCGATTTCCAGTCCCCACGGGCGCGGTTTGCCGCTAGCTCGGCGGCACGCTGTTTACGCTGCTCCGCCAGCTGCTGCTGTTCTGCCTGTTTGCGCTCGGCCTCGGCACGCTCAGCTGGTGTGACACCCTCCCAGTCGATCGTTACCGGGACCGCATTCTGATCCTGGCCCTGCCAGATGCCATATGCGCCAGTGACGACTTGGCGCCCGCTGTTGAGCCGCAGCTCACGCAGCACGTACCAAGCTTTTTTGCCGCGGCCGAAGCGGTGGATCTTCCCATCGAGAAGAGGATGACCGACCGGCAGTGAAGGCAGGCCCGAGCCGGTCATCTGGTCGATGACTTGTTCAAGGGTTGCCATTGCCGGCCTTTTCGTTCAGGAGCTCGAGCAGCATGCCCTGGTAGTGTGCCAGGGCGCGCAGCTGTTCCAGCTCGGCATTGATGGGGGAGCGATGACGATGACGACGGTCAAGCGGTTTCCTAGTCGTATCGTGTGGACGGTCGATTTCGGTTGGAATAATCTTTAGCGGGGCGTTATTTGGCATGCTGCTCTGGACCGGCGGTTGCTCGATATGGTTGCTATGCGCCGGCATCAGTTGTCTGCCATTCCTTCGAAGCGTGCGACGATGCCTTCCAGGGCGCGTTCTGCGCGCTTCACTGCATCGCGTACACGGATGACTTCCAACCGGTCGATCTTGCCATCGGCGAGCGCCTGGTTGATCTCAGCACCCACCTCTCCGTTCGTCTGCCAGACTTTGGCCACCATTTCCAGCAGGGCCATATCGCTCGCCTCGGCGCTGTCCTCGATACGCACGCAAACGTAACCATGGTTCTGCGCAAAGGCATGCACCATGCGATGGTCGCCGGTAATGCCACAGATACGGTCCGCTTCCTCGAACGTAGGTTTATTGGTCATGCTGTGCACGTTCGCTTTGTTGCGCAGGACCTGGGCGGACATTCCCAAGCGAACAGCCAAGGCCTCGCAACCGCCAACTGAGCCATACACAGTCTGGTAAAAAGCGTCGAGGATGTTCATATGAAATGCCCTTCAAAAAATGGTTCAAAAATTGACTTTTGGACATAGACTTCTGGAAACAAAACAGAGGCCACTATCCATGCGCACCCGACTGACTACTCTCGAAAACGCCCACCGCGCGCTTGCTGCCCAACACACCGCTCTGCTGGAGGTTTGCCGTGTGCTTCTGCCGCTTATTCCGGCGCCGGCAGCATCGATTCAGCGCGCCTTTGTGACGGCTTACGACCACTGCAATACGCACATGGACGAGGGCGACATGGACGACGAATTCCAAGCCATGCTGCGAAAGTGGCTAGACGTCCTGTCGAGCGAGGTGCTGGCGGGATATAAGTCTCGATGGAGCCCGGTGGCGTGAGCCTATTCATGGCTCGCCTCCTCGTTATCGCTGGCACGCCGCCTCGGCATGGCCGGGACAGACTCGGCATCATCGTTGGCCGTGGCGCTTTCACTAACCTGTACGCCTCCGCTACTCCAGACGTCGGGACGCAGCTCAGTCAA